CTTGTTTTTTGCTCTATTCTTCTACCTTCACTCCAATTTTTAATTTTTGTAAGATACCCAATTACTCTGTCATAATAATCAATATGTTCGCTTCCGCATTTTGGGCATACTGTGAACGGCTGTTTTGCAATATACCCACAATCCCTACATTCTGCGTTTGGAACATTGTATGTATGATAACTACACCCAACTTCTGCAGCATATTGAAGCAATTTCCAATACTGTTCTTTGCTTAAATGGGAATCTAAGTTTATATGAGCCGCTGCGCCTCCATCAAGATTATCAGTGGCGAAATTTGTTCCCATCATATATAGCTTATCGAGTACTGACGTATTCTCATTTGGCTTATATATGTAACTAGCATATAGGTTGGTATCATCCGGCACCCAGTATCCGTCTTCTTTATCCCAGTTATAAAATTTCACTGCCACAGATTCGGCTGGTACCTGTTCTGTATTGAACGTTGTCTTCTTTGTCTTATGCTTTTCGTTTTCTTCTTTGACCGTTCCAAAAATAAACCGGCAGAACTCACTATATGCTTTATTTTTGCTGCACTTTAGACCAAGAAATTCTGCTGCCTGATTGAGTCCATTCAATCCAATTGTCAGATATTGCTTGTTTAAATCAATAAATCCTGCACTGTAAACAGGAAGAAGCCCCGCGTCATACATATCCCACAAATATTCGTTGTATGCCGTATGATACTTGTAAACACGATTCAATATCTTAACAATATGCGAACGATAGTTTGTCTTATTTTCTTCTGTGAAGTTTTTAAAACATGGGCGCTCCCCAAATTCTTTTTTACAGAAATCTTGGGTTATTCTGTTAAGATTAAGCGTAATAACAGACTTTGAGCCTGTCTCTACACCAATATTTCCATTCGTGAAACTAAACTCTTTTGTCTGAACTTTATTTCTCAACCTGCAACAAGAACTAAGTGAATCTGCCGTTTCAGAAATATAAATAAAGAAAGAATGCCCTCTTTCTAACTCCTCTGCAACAAATCGCGCATTTTCCTCATCAACAAATTTTCCATCCTTATATATCAAGGCAAATGACTCAACTGGGAACGTGAGAACTTTTCTCAGCCTCTCCGCATTAAACCACTTCATAAATTCTTTCTGAAGCCAATTGAGACTTTCCCATTTTGGCTGTGTTCCGTCAGGGAAATAAAATTCACCAAACATTGCGTCAAAGAATGGTTTGTCAAAATACGAAAAGTTAAGAAATGGAGACTGCGAATTACGACTCGAAGCCGGACTGTTGACTGAATATATCACACCCTGAAAATGCTGTTCTATTTCACTACGAATAGTCTTCTTCTTTTTGCTTCTTCCGCAAGAAATTACATCTTCCGGATAAAGATAATAGTCGTCGCCCCATTCTTTTCTCGCAAACCAGTCGAAAAATAATAAAAATTCTGGCGTGGCAACCGCACCTGCATACTGAGATGCTATGGCAAAAAGTAAATTATTAAAAGAACCGCAATATCCCGCCAGATTTTGAGGCGCTTCTGAAGTTCCACCAATAACCTTTGTTCCATTTAAGATAAATGGATACATAGATATGGAAACGCAGTATGGCGCAATTGGGCCAGCAAAAGAAGATTCATCATGTTTATATAAGATATGCCCATTAAGATCCTTGGTGTAATTTCTGCTGTTAAAAGTAGGATACAATTTTTGAAGCTTATGCTCTATCATTGCGCGGCTAATCATTATATTTGTATCTTTGTGGATTTCAGCATTCAATAAACTTACATTCTTTCCGGTTGCATTTGAATTATCGTCGATTGTTGCATCTGCATTGTTTTGAGAAGCTTTATATCTCTCAATGAACTCTTCCTTGCTTAGCACAAATTGGCATATAGCTTCACGTTTTGCCCAATTAAGAATGTATGCTTTCGCCGCATTGAAATTTCTCTTTGCTAGCTCTTCTTCTACAAACCTTCTTATTTCTTGACTACTTGTTCCTTCTACAACATGCTCTTCAACTGCATTTACCGTTTCTGCAATTAGCGGATTGTCTCTCTTTTCACCAGACATTACATATGCCTCACATATTCCTTTCTTTACCTTATCCCTGCTGAACTCCTCATAAGTCCCGTCACTTTTTCTTACTTCCATTCTTAATTTTTAAACTAATTTTTGTTATTATTCGAGGGTAATCATAAATAGAATTTTTCCTCCTATTAAGCCCGAAAAATTAACCAAAAAAGTCGGAAAAATTTCACTTTTTTCCGACGTTATTGTTAGTCAAATAGTTACTCATTGTGGAGATTGAAACTTCGTCGAGCGTCACGAATCATCTCCTGCTGAATCTGTTTTTCCTTCTCCGTTGCGAACTCATTATATTCCAGAATGTCGTCAAATTCAACTACATCGCTGCAATCAATCGTACATGTTCCGTTGTTGAAATAAACACCTTCAAGGTTGATAGTGTCTCGCCCACCTCGGTTCTTCAAGAGTGAAATTGTTGCACGATATTCCTTCTTCTGCTCAGGCGTACGGCTGATAGAAATGATAACGTGGGAAATCTGTCCCTTCTTGATTGAACCTCCCATTTTATCGGTGGTTACAATCTCGCTCATAATACTATCCCTGTTACCCTGACAAGGAATCCAAATTGCGATGTCAAGTTCCGCTGCCAGGTTCTCGAGTTTTCTCATAGTGCGTCCCTCTCTCTCGGTAACGTCAAGTTTGCCCGTTCCCGGCTCGGGTGCAATACACTCAAAGTAGTCGATTACAACAAAATCAGGCTTGAACCCTTCATTCGTAACTTTGAGAATGTAATTCTTGATATCGGCAACCGTCTTTTCTCCTGAAAGGAATCTGACAATCCTGATATTGGAGTTGATAAGTTCCTTGTCCTTAGAATTTGCAAGGATTTGTCGTACCTTATTGGTGGTTTCTTCATCCTTATTCAAGTCCGCAGTTTCAACCTGACTGATTTTCGAGAAATATTTCCTATGAATATCCCTATGGGTGTCCTCGAAAATAATCTGCAATCCCTTGAATCCTTCATAATTGTTAGCTTCACAGAGATATGTAGCGGCATTCGCCGCATAGCAGGTAGTCATTGAAGTCTTACCAAACCCCGTAGGACCAATAATGAGCCCAAGTTTACCCTTTTCAAGCCCTCCGCCAAGAACAGTGTCAAGTTTGCTTACGCCAGTAGGTATATGAACCGTGTGTTCTTCTGACAAGTCTTCCTCAACTGACTCGAAAGGCGTTGTCATACTGTCCTCGTGACGACGTACGGAAAAAATGTCTGACATTTCCTGTGAATACTTCGAAACCTCTTCCATTGTAGCGCCTGCTACTACGGACTGAACCATTTCGTTAGCACAACGGATTATCTCCTGCTGCTTGAAGAATTCCAAGCCGAGTTCCTCAATCTGCCCGCGCCCTTCGCAGGTAGTTTTCCTGAGTTTCTCGATTGTCTCGTTATAATACTGTAAGTCGTCATCATTGTGCACAAGTTTCTCCCTTACCTTGATGTTAATCATCTCATAGGAAGGGACAGAACCTGTGGCGTCATAGTAATCCTTCATAACACCCACGATTCCCCTCAGACAGGGCTCTGTGAAAGCGTTCTGCTCTACGACGGAATATATATCCTTAAAGAATTTTCCGTCCTCTACGAAGGAACTTACAAGCCTGTACTGATAATCGGCACCGAGAAATCCTAATGTTCTTTTCTCAATCTTTGCCATGATTACAGTATATTATTGGTTACGGAAATAAGCGTTTGTTTTAGCCCGATACTCGGCTTCTACTTTCTTGATGTACTTTTCCTCAGTATTCGCAATGTCAAGGTCATACTTGCGTCCGCCATAATCAAGGTACGTGGTGTACTCAGAAACGTCGTCGTAGCTGCACGCGGTGCTGAGGGCATTGAGTATCTTTGGAATAATACTCGTCATAGACTTCATGTACTTCTTAATGAGGAAAGACTCAATAGGTGCCTTAGTTACACCGTCAACCTCATACTTGTTCTTAGAATTGGACAAGTCGATATTGCTTCTTACGAAGCGGGGACATATATTGGAAATGTCCCAAGAGACGGAACGAACCTCGTTCTTATTCTCCAAGAAGGAGAACTTAAGGATACACGGCTGCTCGGGAGCGGAACCGTCGAAATCGCTCGTATCGAACTTGTTGGCCCAAGGGAGCATTTCATTTCCGTTCCAATTGAAGATTTCCTTCGTTTCGCGGAGCACTGCAAAGCACGGAACCTCGAGTTTGAACCTATCTTCCTTGTGGTTCGCCACCCACGTGTCCATTTCTTCGCGGTTTTGGAACACCTGAGGAGCCATATACCAATTGAATATATTGGACTTCTCAATGAGATCCTTATTAATAATATCTACACACTTCTCAACAGCCTCTGTAAGCTGAAGAGAGACAAGTGAACGCTCCCTGAATCCGCCGATTCTGAAATAACGCTGGCAAACGATGTTCTCATTCACCGTAAGAACGAACTCAAAACGTTCAACCCTGATTTGATTGTCTTCTAAACTTTTGTTCTCTACCATTGATGGTTACTTTAAATGTTAAACAATAAACTATATCAAATATACACTAATTTTCTTTAACAGATTCTTCGTATCTCTTAATCTCTCTCTCCGCAAAACTTTTAAACGGAGCGAAAAATGATGCAAATTTTGTGTTGTTATTGAATTCTACGATTCCGTCCTCAACAATATACTGATAAAGGTTCTTAAAGGAGCGCCCTTCCGGGTCCTGAGGAGCATACATCATAGATTCCATAGCCTCCTCTGCCTCTTTCGACAGTAGTGGGTGCTTCAAATCTATTATTTTTGTGTTGATCTCATAGAAGTCTCCCGCATATTCCTTATTCGAAACCCCATTAACAACGTTCTCGTGAACTTTTAATGGTTTTTTCTTGTTGTCAATGCGTTCCTGTATCAATTTCTTACACCTATCTATCACCTCGTCCGCAGTAATAGCTCGGTCAAGTGCCTCTGGCATAAGTTTAAAGAACCCTTCCTCCGAAAGCCCCTTAATATTACCTATATTATCGCTCGCATCGCCTGTAAAAATCTTCTTTACAAGTACGTTGCGGTAATCATACCCGAAATTTTCCTTGAAATTCTTGTTCGTTATAAATTTCTTGATTCCTTCACGCTGATTATATATGCAAACGTCGTCTGCAAGAAGCTGTGCTAGGTCCATATCTGTAGACATAATAACAATCTTCTCATTCGGCTTCTTATGCATACAATAATATGCTATTTGATCATCTCCCTCCGTGATTTCATCAATATTCCACCTAATATAGAGCTCATTGAAGTACCTGCAAAGGATATCTCGCTCCCTATCGAAATTTGCATCGATAAATTTCTCCCAATCCGACTTTTCCTTGCTGTTGTACTTTTCTGCGGTTCCGTTTTTCTTGTTGAAATACTGCATCATACTGCGGACCTTTTCATTCACCTGCTTCATATAGTCAGAAATACCATAATCAGCATAATGCTTATCTCTATTCGCCTTATATTGTGGATATTCGTAAAATCTGAGGACTCCGCTGTACTCATTATCGAAAAAGACGTAGATATATTGGAATTCACCCTTGGTAATCATCATTCTAAGCTGAAGTAGGAACTGAAAAACGCCGCCATAGTGCAATCCGTCGGAATTTACCTTAGTATCAGCCATACAACTGAATAAAAGGCTATTTCCGTCAACTAAAAGCGTCCTAAATGGGGGTTCCTGTATTAAATCAGGGTGAACTTCCTGTATTTTTTTTCTTATTGGTTGTGGCATACTAGTCTAATTTTGGAAACTATATATGTTGTCCCGGTTTAAATATATAGAAAAAAAAAATAAATCCCGAAGGTGCGAATGAACCTGCTGTATTTATTTTTGTAAAAAAAGGTATTTTTTATGCGCTCCAAAGTCTCATCCATATTTCAAATATATTAAATTTTCATTTTATAAACTTTGGTTCCGCAGTCATATATTCTATATAGTCCATTCCGAAAACAAAACTCATGTTCTGTCTCCTCCTTATTACAGCCATATTTTGAAACAAGAATGTCTTT